CTTTTCATGTAAGTACTGTTCCCATTTCCAACACTGATAAATAGTGTCGGTGTAAGTTCTTTGAATTCTTAGGTCATATCCTTTAAATCCTCTACTTCTTTTTATTACATGTCGCCAGTCTTTACCACTCGCTATTCCTACCTTGATACATTCTCTCTCGAATGTCTTTGTATTTACTAGCACAATTCCGTAAAGCACACCTTCCCTGTCCCTTTCTTCTGGGTTATTCTCGAAGTATGTTTCGTTATATATGCCTTTGCTCACGCTACTAGTATAGGTGATATGTGTCTAAGTAGTCCTGTTAGTAGGATAAATACTGCTATTGCATTAAGTATAATTAAAGCTCGGTCTTTCCATAAAAGTCCAACCCATAACCAACCTGATACACCTACTAAGGAAAAACAAAGGTCTAAGAAAGGAAAAGCTTGTGTTGACCTAAAAGCAAAAGCACATATAAGAAAAGCACTAGCTGTCCACTTAACATACCATGAAAGGTCTTGTTTAGGAGTAGCACTCTTATAAATTCTTTTACTGTGTTTCTGTTCTTCTCTACTGAAGATTACTTCTTTTTTGGTCATTAATTCGCCCTTGATAATATTCTAGGTATAATTTCCCCACTTCTTATGACTTCGACCAAACAACCTATTTCTAAGTTGAGGTCATTGATGTAACGCATGTTATGTAGAGTAGCTCTACTAACGACTGCGCCATCAATTTCAATAGCCTCTAAAATAGCTACAGGAGCCACAACCCCTGACTTGCCAACATTCCATACAACATCAACTAACTTAGTTATAACTCCTTCATTGCGCTGCTTGAGCGCATATGCACCTCGAGGGTGCTTAGAGGTATATCCTAAGGCATCAAAGTCCTTGTAGTCATCTATACGGAAAACAAGTCCATCATCGGGATATGCAGTCCAGTCATTAGACAGAACTGTATCAAACCCAAATCCAAGAAGATACTCCATATCCTTACTCCAGCACTCATTCCATGATTTTTGTACTCCATAAGCTATGAAGCGCAATTCTCTGCTGTTAAATTCCTGTGTATCTTTAAGGTTGAGAGCGCCCGCAGCGTAATTCCGAGCGTTCTTGATAGTCTTGGGAGCAACTACTTCTCCAGTAATCTGTAGCAGTGCACCCTTGAACTCGCCTAATGAATTAGGTACAAGAGACTTCATGTTGTCTGTAATATCCAGACCGCGCTTTCCATCTCCTCGAGTAAGGGCTTTATGTAGTTGTCCCTCAACATAGAGCAATGATACAGCAGCGCCATCTAACTTAGGAGAAACAATAGTCGCTCCCTTGTAATTACCGAAGGGCTGCTTATCAAGCTCGTTAGAAAATATCTTCTGTAATGAATACATCTGAAACGCATGAGGAATTCTATTGTCTCTACTAGAGAAACCGACCTCGTCATACTGAGCATATATAGCTAACTTATCAAATTGTTCATCTGACATCGTGGGAGTACCATTATAGTAATCTTCGGACGCTTGCTGTAGTAGTGCTTTTATATTTTCCATTTATATATTATATCAAAAATCACAGGGAAAGTCAAGAACTAAATTCACGATAGGTAAATTTCGTCCAAAATATCCTTGAAGTGTGTCTCTAAAATACTTTTACTCTCCGCTAGTGATAATATTTCAACTAGTCCCTCGAACAATCCTTTCGAATTATTAAAGTCTAGCTTCATTGCTATCCCGTCCTTTGATGGCTTGAAGTCACCATCGAAGTCAAGATAATACTTTCTTAGATGCAGATACTCTGTATCGTAAAAAGTATTTATAGTTAATTTGACTTGTTCCGTCCCCTCTTCATTTTCAGAGATTACTTTTTCATATAACTCAGGGGCTTCATGCAGCTTCATCGTTTGTTCCTAAGTATACTACTTAAAGGTTGTATACCAGTCACATTCTTAGGTTGCAATAGGCGATAACTGTCAGTATCCCAGCAAAACAGCAGAACTGAGTCGCCAGTTTCCTTAGCACGATTCTTCTTGCTTTGGATATACTTGTTATCGAAGTCTAGGGTACAAACATTATACTTAAGTTTTCTACTGTTTGTTGACCTATAAGTTATGATTGCGTCGCCACAATCGGAAACAGTTCTTATGAACTCTTCTTTTTTCACTATAATACTCCATTACTATTAAGAAAACTCTTTCTGCCTAGTAATGGATTAGTATTAGTTGTTGATGTTGTTGACTATACCTGTGAAGTAAACAGAAGCTTTGCCAGTCAATTTGTCGATAATATCTGCATCGACTTCTTGTCCTGCGTCAGTTAAAGCCTTAGTTAGGGCTTCAGCTGCATCAGCTTTACTTACTCTAGCTGTACCACCACCTGAAGATTTTGCACTTCCAGTAGCAGGAGCTTTTTTCACATAAACGCCAGCCTTAGTTAAAATCATTCTGACTCCATTAGGGCTTTCACCTAACTGTTCAGCAATTTCTTTAACAATTTCCATACTTGTTTCTGGAGTTGGTTCTGCGTCGGTATAAAGTTCAACGGCTTCAGCTTTTGATTCGTCTGTCCAAGCCATTCTTCTTCTCCTTTTATGTCTGAGATATTCGGGTAGGCCTGGTGCCCAACCTGTCGCGTCTCTCATTTGGTTATAATATCTATCACTCATTAATATATATTATACAGAAAAATGAGTGCGATGTCAAGAACTATTTTTTGTTAAGTATAACTTAAGCTTTTAATATAGTCCAACTTCTCTTGAGCGTTTGCAGCTTTTTCAATCTGCTCGTCTATTGCTCCTACGATGTCGGGGTGTTCCCCGATTCCTACTGGGTGTTGTAGATACACTCTGATGTTAACTTCAGCTGCGGCTATCTCACCCTTGTATTTAAGCGCTAATGCGTCTCTTAATCTATCATTCATGTTTTCTTTCCTACTATGGCATTTACATATGATACTACGAATTTCCTTCTAGGTTCTTCGAAGAAACATATCTGCCATATAAATGGAGCTATAAAAATCATTGACACGCCATAAATAACTGCGTGTGTCTTTTTATAGTTCCTTATTAATTTGCCACGTTTATAATCTCCAACCATATATACTATTAAACTGTAGGTTCTGCCCACAGCCATAGCCCAAGTGGTTAGCCACATAGAAATGACTACTGTCCATATTTCCATTTTGCACTCCTTATGCTGCTTAGATATTTATATCGTACTTATTTAAGTGTCTTAAACTACCTAAGTCATAAGATGCGAAGTGGGCATGGTAACCCCCTTCTTTTATAAACCCAAAGTATGGGCTTTCAAAATTTGTTAATTCTATTACATAGACATGATAAATGTTGCAATCATATCTTTTATCGTATTTCCCACTGATTACTCTAGCAGGAAGGTCGTGTCTAGCACACCATACTTTCTCACCTGGCTCAAAACTATCTGACACACACTCATCTGGCAAATATCCTATATTAGCACGCATTCCGCGTTCGGTACTAGGTCTCTTTTGTGGCACTCCAACTCTATCTAACAAATTCCTTACGAATGTAGTAGAACGATACAAAGCTTGCGCTATGCTAGACACGGGTTGCTCGTCTAAATACATTTCTATTGACTGTTTGATTTCATAGTCTGTTGCTTTTTTACCTCTATTCTGTGCTTTTCTCTTTGCTCTATGTTGTAAAGTGTCTTCAAAATCTATCATAATACTATTTAATCTAGTAGTATTATAGGTGATGTTAAGCATGGCACATGCTTCTTTTTTTGTTATTGGTTGGTCTGCGTTAAGATAATCTAAGACTCTTTGTAAATTAGCATCATCTAACTTTTCGTGTCCTTTCTTTCTAATTGTTCTCATCGCTTCCTAATAATATAATTGAATAGTGAATAATTTTTAACAGGTCTAATTCATTTCTACCTGCTTTCTTTCCATAGCGTTTTGCATATTTTATAATATTTCCTATGCAAAAGCCTTCTCCATGTCCTGAG